CAATAAAAACAATTGCGTCGTATTTTTTCATGATTCTAAACTCCTTAGAATTTTAAGTTTGGCGTGGTCTATCCCACATCCATAGTATATAGCACAGATAAATCCTAAAGTAAGGCGTATGTGCCAGTTCTTAAACCGGCTCGTTCTTATAAATTTCTAACTTAATCCAATTGATCAAGGCATTTAGCTCCATCCGTTTTTCTTGTGATAGATCGAACTTATATGCATAAGACTCCAAGGCCTCAATAGCAAGTTTTCGATCTTTTTGTGAAATAAGTGACATTTTAATCCTCCCAGTTTTCATAAACGAATCCATTATCGGTGGAATAATGGATATTATAAATTTTATTCTTTATAAGAAAAACCGAACACAATTTACAGGGTCTGGCATTTCTTATGTATTTCTTGCCATGACCACCAACACGGCAAACAACAATAGTATCAGCGGTCTCTTTTGCCTTAATTAGACAATTTATCTCACAATGACAAAATACCTTTTTTGCAAGAGAATCATCATTGAAGATCTTGGCAGCATTTTGAGCGGCCCAATACTGAACCGGATGGGTCTTTTCATAATCATTAACCGCAGCCGAAATGATTTTATTTCTCTTAAGAAGAATGGCTCCCATTTTCTTAGGGGCATCCGAGGCCATGGCAACGGCAATGGCCTGATCAAGAATACTTTTTTTTAGATGACTTTTTTGAATCACGATTTACCATTAATCAATGAATAAAAATATTCCCTGGTACTAATATCATAAGAATACATGAGCTGACCCCAATATTGGAAAGGTAGCCAAAGACGAGAAATCTGGTAACGTAATTCGGACATGGTACATAATGCAACGAAACCAAATAATAACACAAAAAACAAACAATTGTGCAATGAGTGGTCAGTTTGCTTTTTGTCCATTAGAGCAGTGCGAGTAGCGGTATAATGATTGCCAAATAACCAATAATCGCTCCAGACACCTCATTTAGTGCCTGGAGCATTGTACTATCGTCTTCCATTTTGCCAGTTAATAATTTCAGACAGTCTGTCTGTTGTGAAAAAGTCTTGCTGTAAATACCAATCAGACCAAAATTGATGGCCTTTAGAATGATTACATTTGTTGCAGGCACAAACAATATTGGTAATTCGATCAGATCCACCTTTAATTCTAGGTGTTATGTGGTCTAATGTCAAGTTTTCAGAGGAACCACAATAGGCGCATTCGTAATTCCATTCTTCTTTTATTGACTCTCTCCATTTTTTCCTTGCTTCTGAACTTGTTGTTGCTTCCAGGTTAAACAATAAATCTTGAGACGTTTGGTACAGTCGCATTTAAAATTAACAGACCTTGATTATTTAGTGAAAAATCTAAATACTTAAAAGAAGTTTCCTATAATGGATAACAAAAAAAAGACATTAACAAATTTAATTTTCGTAATTTGTTTATCATTAATAGGATTTATTGGAATTAATTTTGTTTCATGTAATTTCCTGGTGCCTGGTTCCATTAATAGGGCCAACGTAATGGGCGGGCTTAAAAATCCACCACCTCTAGATTGCAAAGAATCAGAAAGAAGGGGTTATGAGGTCTTGCTCACACTTCTGACCACTATTATCGCCTTAAAAACAAAAATAGATGAAAGGTAAATAATGCCAAGAGAATTTGACACTGATTCTAGAAAAGACTGGAACACCCCGATTCATAATTTGCTGAAGGCCATCGACAACCACAATAGAGAGTATTTTAAAAGTGGCGATTTATGGCACCTGGAAAAAGCGAATCAGTTAAGGTCTTATGTTTGTGAATTAAAGGAGTGGATTAAGAAGAATGAGTCTAATTAACATAAGAAGTTTCTTCTACTAGACAAGTTCCTTTTGTTTCTAATTTTACAGACTCATCTGGATAAACAACAAAAATATCAAAATAATTCCGGCCCTCTATTAGGTCAGAAGTTACTAGGTTATCCATGGTTAATTTTATTTGACCTTGTGCCCTATTAACATAAACGATACTGAACGTTTCAAAAGTAGGAGAAGTCGGGAATTTCTTTATCCTTGCAATAACAGTACAACCCGTGAGGTTAATAGGAGTTTTTATTTGAGATTTTTGAAATAATTGAAAGGGTTCATCAAAATCCGTTCCCTTAAAAATCCTAAATCTGACTACTTCTGAAACGGACATTAGAGACCTTCCATCCACAATTTTCCTTCGGCAATTCTTCTGCGCAACAATCCTGCTTCAACAGAACTACCTGGATTCCTATAAAGTTCTAAAGTTTTAGGAATTGCTTTCCAATCTTTTTCTCTCAGGTTTTTAGAAATTGTATTAAAACCAGAAGAGCCATAAAAATTAGCACCTAAATTATAAGCGAAAGATAAAAGTGCTCCTTGCTGATTCTCACTCATTTCATTCCAATAAGGAATTTTCTGTAGAGAAGGTAAAAACTCACGGCGAAGCTGGAAGTATAGAAGATCATCTGCCTCATCTTGGGTGATAGTGTTCCCGATCATAAAACGAGTTCCGTCTTTTCTACGAGTGCTGCCCCATCCGATTGTAATTGGGAGAGAATTTGTGAGGGGATCATAATATGCTTTGAGATGACACCCCTCAAATTCCTTGATAAGTTTAATTCCAGGTTCTGGTAGTCCTTCAAGTGTCGGTTCTACTTTTTCATTTCTAAAACGTCTTGAAAACTCGTCTAAAATCTCTTTATGAATAGATGCCTGGAGAAAATTCCATGCATCTACTTGATGTGGGAGTTCTTTATAAAACTTGGCAGCATCAGTGAATTTAATATTCATTTATCGTTCTCCGTATTATACATTACTCTCCACCCTTTCCATTTTCCTTTTGTGGCTGGAGTTCCTCTTTTAGCAAGTCTAGAAACTGTTTGATTTTTAATACCTAGTTTTCGTTCGGCTTCCTGCATAGAATAAAAAATAAATTTGTCTCCATTAGGACTAATAATAATTATTGATTTACTACAAACTTCTTTTGATCTTTCTATTCTTTTTTTATTATCATCTATAAATTTTTGAGAATTTCTGTACTCTGGGCTAAAGATTCCAATTTTATTCTCATAATTTTGTTTTCCAATTACTAAACCTACCATTCTACCGACCATTTTCGGTTTATCTGATTTTTTATATTCTTTACTATGAATTCCAATTTCATTTTCAAAACATTTTTTTCCAGTTTCATGTAGCATTTTTTTATGGTCAAAAGAATTTATATATTCTGGATTATGAAATCCAAGTTTTAATTCTTTAACTCTCATTCCAATTTTATAATTTGCCTCAAAATTTGTTGAAGGACAGTTGGCAGTAGGACTCAAATTATAACACATTTCTTTACCATACCACATATCTAATAAAGATTGTTCAAGAATTCTTTCTTCACTATCGTCTTCTATTACTTCCCATTCAAAACAATCTGGGGTTTTTCTTAATGCTATATGAAAAGGATAATTAGAATTAGATTTTAGATGTTCATTTTTTCTTCTATTGAAATTAATAGTACTTCCAATATAAAATTTTCCATTCATAGTATTTCTGGCAATATAAGTAATCATTTGCTTTATAAATTGACTTGCACTACTATTTATAAAAGTTTATACTTGAAAGGGAGGTAAAAATACCTCCCAACCTGGAAAGATGCAAGTCAATTACAGGCACTTCTATTTATGATAGAAATACTCTACCCCACCCGTCAGCAGGATGTTTTATGGTCCACCTTTTTTCTAATGTTATTCTTGAATAAACAACCCCTCTCCCTTTAGATACGGCTCCAGTGTAGCCATCCGCAAGATCCCCGTATGGATCATTCGCCACGTAGTCTCCCTTATCAGTTTTTCCAATCACCACAATAATATGCCCTGAACCTGTAGGAGCACTTTCAGGTCCTCTATGAAGAATGCCAATCGCAACTGGTCTTCCGGCCTCTAGTTCTCTATCAAGATCTGCAAATGTCATGTCATATCTAAAAACCGACTCAAGACCATAACTCCTCAAAACTCTAGTCTGAACACCATGATCAGTAGAGCTACCAATGGCCAATACTTTTCTCAAATAAGCGTCGTCTCCTCTTGGTCCAGGTGGAAGTGATCCGGGTTTTAGAAACTCTAGACACATTGCACAAGCAGAGGAATTACAAGTGGAATCAGGCAAAGTGAAATTATCCGTTTGCGGGTACCAGGGGACATTTAATAAGATACCAGATGGTTTTGCGGTTTCTTCTGGTGCCCTATAAATTCTTACCCAATTTGCATTGTCCTCAAGAAGTTCAGGGGCCTTCTGCTCTAAAACTCTGGCTAAATCATCAACCGCCGCACGGTGCTTTGGTAGATTATGATTATAATACCTAAAGAAATTCTGAAGTTCTATTTTCATGACCATAAATACTGCTATATTACTATTTAGTTTTGTGTGGTATTTTAACGGTCAAGAATTTGATGAGGTCGATAAAAAGTATGAGGGATTTGTTTACTTAATAACAAACCTAGAAAACGGGATGAAGTACATTGGAAAGAAACACTTCTGGGAAAGAAGAAAAAACGCAAAGACTGGAAGACGGCAAACCAAAGAAAGCGATTGGAGAAAATATTTCGGTAGTTGTGACCAACTAAAAGAAGACGTTAAATCTTTAGGTGAAAACAAGTTCAAAAGAGAAATTTTGTATTTATGCCCTCATAAAAAAAGTATGTCCTATTATGAGACATACGAGCAGTTTAAAAGAAATGTTTTATTAGATGAGGCCTATTATAATACTAATATTGAAGGAAAATTTTATTCTAGCGAAGTAGAAAGAATCTATGGGCTGGTTATTTCAGGAGAGAATCCACAAGGAAAAGAACCTCATTGAGGTAATCATCAGCGAGGTTCTTTTCGTTTTGTGGATTTTGTTCTCTTTGGAGTTTATTTTTAAGGCCGTTTAATTTGGCCTTAAGAGCATAAACATCAGTAGAGTGGATCATCAGTCGTTAAAATAATCAAGTGCAATATCAATTACGCTATCTTCGGTCAATGATTCAAATAGATCAAGAGCTTCTAGTACATCAGAAGCATAACCTTCTGAAATCATGTCCTCAAGAATATAATCAACTAGAGTGTTATAATCTTGCTCGGATAGTTGAGATGCAAACTTGGCAAGACGCTCTTTATAACCAGTCTTGGTTCTTTGGCTAGAAAGACGAGCCCCTGGACCAGAAAATCGAGTTCCCCTAGCAGTTGAACCTTCTGCGGCCTTGGCAATTTTCTTGGCGGCCTCTTGTTTACGAGCCGAAACTGTTCTTTGGACAGCAGGCTGGCCAGAGGTTTTTGCTGGAAGAGCAAGCATTGGTTTTGGCTTTGCAAATGCATCACCCACTTCTTTCTTGGCAGATGTAGTTCTTTCGGACTTACGAGACTCATAATCAGCCCGACTCATTTTGGGCTCATCTTTCTTACCCGCCTTTCTTTGAAGCGCAACACCTACTTTACGAACAGCCCGACCAACAGCCTGCCTTTTACTACCACCAGGCTCTGTGGTAGTGGTAACAGTGGTGCGACCAACCTTGGCGGTTCTAGTGGTTGCTGGAGCAGCGGATGCCGCTCTACCACTACCCTCAATTGCCTTTCCAGCACCATAGATGGCCTTACCACCACGACGAAGAATCGATTTTAACATGGCCTTACCTTTTTCTACTACTTTACCACCCATAGCCTTAGTGGCACGGCCTAGACCACCAGCAGAACCTGAGATAGACTGTTTTACAGAAGAAATAGGACCACTGAGTTTGGATTTAACCTTAGAAATAGCATTACCAACTCGTGCGGCGCGAGCTGACATTCTTTGCTTTGATTCTGCATCCAGGCCAGCCGCAACCGCCTTACCAGACTTTCTGGCTAGTTTTTTAGCAGCAGATTGTTGGGCCATAATATCACCACGACCAGAAGTCACTCTATCCTGAGCAGAGCCAGCATATTGAGAACGCTGGGATCCTTTGGTAACAGTTGCCTCGGTGAGAATATCTTCAATAAGCTCATCGTAAGACTCACAAATTACCTCATCGGTCGAGGCAAATGAGAGCATTTCAAATGATTCGTCTAAGGTATTACCATAATCACGGAATTCCCAAACGAGTTCTTCGACTACTTGTTCAATATCTCCATCTTGCATGTAATCAACAAATCGAAGATTATCAAACAGATCTTCGACCTTTCGGTGATCGTAGATTTCCGAATAGGCTTCTGTTAGACTATAAAGTGACATATTTTTTAGAAATAGGTTTTCTTTTAGTATTTAGTAAAAAAACCCTTAAAGGGGCCGGGGTTATTTAATTCTTATTCGTTTTGATTTATCTATTCCTCTATTTCTCTGATATAAAGTAATTTTATATGTATAAATTCTCGGATTTAATTTAGTCATTTATATTCTGTTAGTACGACATTAATATTTATAAAAAAAGGTGCTCATATGAGCACCTAATCCTGTCTGTGGAGTATTGTCGTACTAACAGACTAATATATTTAGTCAAAGTTTGAAGTTGGCGAAACTATCTGGTTTAATGTCCTGATTAAGACCCCCTACTAGATAAGAAGTAATCTGAACCTCTTGAGGTGCAACCTGCACCCCCTTTGAACTGAGCCAGTTATCCGTCCATGGAAGAGGATTATTATTGGCCGGAATATCATAAAGAGGTTTAAAACCAATAGCCTTCATACGTCTATTACAAACCCACTCAACATATTGACAAAGAAGAGCGGAGTTTAACCCTATAAGTGAGCCGTCTTTAAAAATATATTCGGCCCATCTTTTTTCTTGATTAACTGCTTCTTCAAATGTCTTATAAACCCATTGCTCTTCTTCTTTTGCAATTTTAATCATATCAGGATCGTCGCCTGATTTCCATTTTGAAAGAATATTTTGAGTTATATTTAAATGAACGGCTTCATCGCGGCTAATTAGCGAAATAATCTTCGCACTTCCTTCCATTAACTTCAGCTCACCAAAGGCAAAAGAACAAGCAAAGGAAACATAAAAGCGAATTCCTTCTAGGATATTCACTGCCATTATGGCTCGATAAAGTTTTCTCTTTACCTCATAAAGCTCATTTTTACCTAAATCTACACCCTCATTATTAAATTGCCAAAGATTTGAAGAAGAGTATTGTTGAGCATGTTGAATATATTCATCGTAATTATCAGTAATACTCTTGGCTCTCTCTAAAATTCTCTCATCTCCAATAATAGTATCAAATATTTCGGATGGATTAGCATAGATATTTTTTATAATATAAGTATATGATCGACTATGGATCATTTCCATGAATCCCCAGGCTTCTATACATGATTCAAGTTCTGGTAAAGAACAATATGGCAGAAAAGCAATTGAAGTTCCTCGACCCTGAACAGAATCAAGCATAATCTGATACTTTAAATTAGAAGTATAAATGTGTTTTTGCTCTGAGCGAAGAGTCTGATAATCTGCCCTATCTTTTTGAAGATTTATTTCTTCTGGACGCCAGAAGAAACTGAGCTGCTGTTGTGTGAGTTTTTCAAAAATTGGGTATTTATACTCATCATATCGTTGGATCCCCAATGGAGCACTAAAAAACATTTTTTGCTTTTTAGTGTTAATTTCTTCTGTATTAAAAACTGTCATTCCTTTTACTTTAGACATAAATTTCCTAGATTAAACGTTACATGCGATACATTCTTCTTCTTCTGATGATAATATTTCAGATATTAAATCATCATTTTTAATTTCTTCGGCGGAAACATCATCGGTTTTGCCGTCATATGTGTTATGATAATATGCAGTTTTTGCACCATATTTGTATAGTAAAAGAATATTATTGACTATAACAGTGATCGGTACTTCATTATTTGGATAATTCTGAGGATTATAACTATCATTTACACTAATTCCCTGGTCAACGAACTTTTGCATAATAGAGACACAATTAATATATCCTTCATTTGAAGGCATTTCCCAGAGAAGTGTATAATTATTCTTTAGTTTATTATACTGAGGTACAATCTGTTTGAGAGTTCCCTTTTTAGATTGTTTAATGGAAAGATAATCCCTAGGAGGTTCTATTCCATTTGTTGCATTACACGAAACTGAACTATTATGAGATACTAGTCCTTCACAGTTGTAATGATGTACTTCCGGAACTTCAATGTCATAAGTTGGAAGAATTTCTCCTTCAAATTGAATCGTTTTTACTTTCATGTGTCTCCTTAAATTTTTTGTACTCGGTTAAAAGGTGGGTTTTAGTAATAGAACATTTATGTTGTTTTGAGCCATTAATACTCGCTGGAAGTATCTCTAAATTTACTATTGATCCAATTATTTCAGCTGGAATATTATTTATAAATCCCATTTTAATTGAATATTTGTGATCTAATTGAAAGTCTTTAGATCTCAATTCTAAATTCTCAATCAATTCTCCATAAAATAATAAACTCTGATTAGTATATCTAATTACAAGCGTTTTATATTTTTTAAAGTCGTCAGCAATGTCATTTTCAATCCATACTCCTAACTCCTCCATTCTTTTTCTATATTTTTCAGATACTTCAAGATAAATCTCTTGCCAAGTATCGGGGTATTTTTCACGGAGATAATTGGTGTTTCTTTTATGATTGGGTTTTTTCTTATCTATTTCATTAAAAATAACAGCAATTTCATCTTCACTATATCCTCTTTGTCTATAATATTCTCTATGAACACCAGAGGTTGATCTTTGATATTTACTAACTTCAATTTTAGCTTCTTCTAAACTATATCCACGATGGGTCCAATATTCTACAGTTCGTTTAGATTTTCTTTTCATAGCATATGCTTTTTCTTCTTCCCATGTTTCCCCATATTTTTCTTTGAACCATTCATCGGAAGACGGATATGCGCTGGTTAATCTAAATTTTTCATACATTTCTAATCCTTTTTCTTCTCCATATCTTTTTATAAAAGCCTCTTTTGTTTGACCATTATCTATTTTATTTTGTTTAATAAGCTCAACAGCTTCATTATAAGAAAGGTTCCTTCTGTACATCCAATATTCTGGTTCATATTGAAGTTTTCTTTTATTTGGGTATAGAAAAACATAACTAACATATTTTTTAATAACCTCAAGATCAAATCTCTCTGGCGGGGTTTCTTCAAATGGCTTTCTTAATGACCTATAGTCAATTTTTCCGATTTGTTTCAATTCTGTTAAGAGTTCGTGCGGGGTTAAAATGTTAAATCTGGTTTTCATTAGAGTAACTAGTTTTGTCTTCATTGATGCCTTTACTAAACTATTATTATTTAGTAAAGTGAAGGCATCAACGCATTAAATCTCAACTACTTCGTCATCTTCATTCAATTCATAAACTCGCTTCCAGATAGTGGAACCATTTTCTAGTCGAACCAAAAACTTATGATTGGGTGTACACTTAATCACTTTACCATTTTCAAAGGTAATAGTCGCAACTTCTTTATTTCCATTGAAATAAAGTTTATCAACTTCTTTGTATCCATCTTGAGTTTCAACTGTAATAGTCTTGTTCAGGTCATACCAGCCGATTGCATCATTTTCCTCAATCCCTCTCCAATCAAGTCCACCATATTCGGCAATTTGATGGAAGTCCATTTCCCCGGTAGAAGTTTTAATCTTATGTTCCCAAAAAAGGCAACTCTCCGTTGGGGGTTGAGAGGAGAGTGTAGTATGGCGAAGACCATGTTCTAAAATATCCTGACGAAGTTGTTCCCAGTCATGAGTATATTCTACATCACAAATTTCATCAACTTCTTTCTTATAAGTATCAATTGGAAGAATTCCATCAGAATACTTAGTGTGTTTAAAGTTGTCACATGCACCCTTTTCTTTTGCTAGATTATTGGATGATTTTAGAAGATAATACTGAAAACTTTCAGTTAATTTGTGGACGGCTTCCCAGGCGCCAGGATCAGAATATTTAAATCCCAATTTAGCAAGATAATGAGCCAGACCAATATAACCAATACCTAGAGAACGACTAGCCTTGGTTGTTAATTCGGCGGCCTTAACAGGATATTCCTGGTGGTCAATTAGCTCATCTAAAAATCTAACGGAAAGATCACAACATTCTTCAAGTTCTTTATCAGACTTAATTGTACCTACATTAACACAAGAAAGAATACAAAGAGCAATAGATCCATCTACATCATCAATATGTTCAATCGGGGTAGTTTTCAGCAAAATTTCCATACAAAGATTACTCATTGTAATCTGATCCTTAAAAGGACCGTGCGAATTACAATGATCAATATTCATAAGATAAATTCGACCGGTCTCCGCACGCTCTTTCAAGATATCAATAATAAGCTCTTGGGCCTTTACTTTTTTCTTTGGAATAGAAGGATCATTTTCATACTTTACATAAAGTTCATCAAATCCATCTAAACCAAATTTTTCATAAAGACCTGGAACATTATGCGGTGAAAACAGAGTAATTTCTCCATCCTGAATAAATCGCTCATAAAAAATTTTACTCAGCTGAATGGCATAATCAAGGTTGCGAACACGATTATCTTCTGAGCCTTTATTATTTTTTAATACAATAATATCCTCGATTTCTTGGTGCCACACAGGAAAAAATACTGTGGATGAATTATGAGTTAAAGTAAATTTTCCATTTTTGCCGACAAAATAGTTGTGATATTTATCAACAGTAAAATCATAAAAAGTTTTATCACAATTAGATTTATAATTATGATCATTTAAAATGTCAATATAATCACCATAAACCCCTAATCCAAAAATGTTGTCGATTTCCCGTGAGTCCACCCATTTCTTATTAAGTCCATCATAAAAAGGATGAATACTAGAAGTATAAACAACCTCCCCACCAATAAGAATTTCTTCCTGATATTCTTTTTTTATTGTTGGAGTAAATAAATTTGTTACATTTCCAACACAAAATTTATCATCAAATTCGTTATAACAATAGACTCTATCTCCAACGGAGACATCTGAAATTCTTTTCTTTGCCAGATTAATTTTAATTTCCATTTTCGTACTTTTCTAATAAGGTTTCGAGTGTTATTGAGCAATTAGATTGTTTTTTTGAGTTTTCTGATTGAGAAACATATCTAAGATTATAAATAGATCCAATTATTTTTGGAGGAACATCATTATAAAAACCCCAAAAAACGCTATACATATGATCTAGAGTTTGACTTTTATCAGTTTTGACAAAAGTATCTTTATACAATCTTAGAGTTTTTTTTGTTTCGCGTTGAACCTCCTTTTTATAAACGAAAAAAGCATATTCATCACCAATTTCGACACTCTTTTTATTTTGAATATTAGTTTTTTTGGTTTTTTCAAGTATAGATTCTTGTATATCAAGAGCCTCAAATTTATCGCACCCATATCGTTTCATTATGGCACTTATAGAATTGTTATCTTGATATTCAGAAACTTTTAATTTTGCTTCTTCTTCGGTATAACCAATTCTAATCCAATAATATATGCTTCTTGGGCTACTTTCTTTTGAAAATTTTGATACTAATTTTTTTGCATCCTCTAATGAGTGACCCCTATTTAACCAATAATCCACTGTTCTAGGAGAACAACTTCTCCTTCTTTGACAACAATATTCATATGCCTCATCATAACTACAATTTAATTTTTGTTGAACATTTTTAATCTCAACATCAAATCTATTTTGAAGATTTTCTTTTCTTTTATTAAACTTAGCTAGACCCTCCTCCTCTCCGTACTTCTCAATATAAATTTCCAAATCTAAAGGCTTAGATTGAAATTCCCTAACCTTTATTATGGCTTCTTCTTCGCTAAATCCTCGGGTCATCCAATACTCTTTTGCATTGGGTCTATTATGTTTTTCTTTAAATGGTACATTTTTATCCAAAAATTCCCTGTAAAGTTTCTGAGCTTCCTCTTGATTTCCATTGGTTTTTTTAAGATAAAAGTAGATACTAAAAGGAGATCTACTTTTTCTAATCGTTTCTTCGTTCCAAATTAAGTCTTCCATTTTTTACTCCAATAACATAACGGTTTTATTTCCGTTATGACTATTTATAATTTCAGACACTTTAACCCCATCAATTTCATCATCGAGTGTATAAATTTTACCATCAATTTCTACACTATCAATTAATAAAACTTCAGAATCAGAATCAAAACAACCCCCGCGAATTCCATTTTGCGTACAACTTTTTACAGTGGCCTCAAACTTTTTCAGATAAGGAATAACTCCAGTGTGGACAACCTCACCGCCACGAATTTTACTATTTATTCCTCTAATACGCCCAGCATTAATACCTAGACCGGCTCGCTGTGCGACATATCTAAAAACCGCAGCATCACTGGCCTCAATGCTAGAAAGACTATCTCCCACGTCAACAAGAACACAACTACTATATTGCCTCAATCTAGTTCTGACTCCAGCAAGAATTGGTGTAGGAATATTAATTTTATGTTTACTAATTGCATCATAATAACGCTTCACATAAGACATTCTTTTGTCTTTAGGGTATTTTGCAAAGCCCGTAAGAGCAATTAATAAGTACATAAACTGCGGAGTCTCATAAAGAACGTTATCCACTCGGTCTTGCACAAGATACTTATCAACTACCTGCCGAAGGCCAGCATAAGTAAACAAAAGATCCCGGTCATGGTCAATAAAAGAATTGACCAGATCTAGTTCTTCTTCAGAATAGTTCTCATAAATGGAGGCATCATAAACACCAAGGTCTACACACTTTTTAATGTGCTCACTCAGATGAGGTAGATCAATTCGACCACCATAGATCTTCTTCCGAATTGAAAACAGAAGAAGTCTTGCGGCCACGTATTGATAATTAGGATTATCTAGAGAAATAAGATCAGATGCGGCCTTGATCAAGATTTCTTGAATTTCATTGGTTGAAATACCATCATAAAATTGAATCCCAGATGCCATTTCTACCTGAGATACTGAAACTCCAGAAAGGCCCTCACAGGCGCAGGCGACCATTTCATGGAGTTTAGAAAGTTGCAATGGCTCAATAGTGCCATTGCGTTTTTTGACTTTGATTTCTTCGCTCATTTTTCTTCCAATAGTTGAATTTAAGTTGTGCTTCTAGGTCTTTGTAAATATTTTTGGACAAAACGTCCTCAACATCAATTCCCGCAAGAACTGCATCATTAACGTCTTTTTGTTTTATTGTATCTGGCCATATGACTATTGAATAACCCTCTTTGATTACCTTTGACATTCTAGAATGTATTTCTTGGTTGCGAGGTTCGTTGTCATAAACATATACCGGGTAATAGATATTTAGACTTTTTAGATCTAAATCGGCCCCGCACATGGCGACCGAATTTTTAATAAAGTAAGAATCAAAAGGTCCTTCTAGGACATAAACAAATTCTTTTTTATTAACATTATCATAATTATAAATCTTCGGAGAATGCTCATCAAACATGATTGTGATGTATTTTACCGAAGAAGAATTAAGGGCTCGGCCTTGTACTCCTATTAATTTCTTATTATAGTACAAAGGTATTACTATTCTAGGCTCTTCTAAAAGATTTGGCTCATAAGTAATTTCATTGATCCATTGTTTGAAGTTTTCGGTATAATAAAACTTATCCGGATCAATTTTTCTTTTTAAGAGATATTGTCTTGCAACATCATTTTTAGATGCAGCCGGAAGCCCAACTCTTTCTCTAAAATTTGGTTTTGATATTTCAAATTTAGGAGCCTCAACAACAAAATTCTTTCCAGTAAAGCCAGCCTTATATTTTTCAATTGTAAACTCTTTATAAAGAGGTGGGTCTATTTCTTTTAAAAAGTTATTAAGAGAAATACTGATTCCGCAGTTATGGCACTTATAATTCGTGTTATTATCTACCGGATAGAGATATCCTCTGGCCTTTTTTTTAGATCTAGAAGAGTCGCCACAATAGGGACATCGAAAATTATAAAGTTTAGGTTTTACTTTCTTGAAGTTTTGTAGTCTAGGTGCAACACGTTCAATAAAGGTTTCATCAATAAAATCCAATTCACATCACTTCTGGACTGGGGCCATTGTAGCATGAGGAACAGGAGTTGTCAAGTGCTGTGGATGTGCCAGGAT